GCGGAGTCCAAGACCAAGGCAACCAAGGAAGAGGTAGAGAAGAAGGTTGCAGATATTACCAAGGAAGTGTCTTCGGAGAACACTACAGAGAAATCAAATGAAAATACTTCGGATGATGATCTCCCGCTTAACCCCCACTTTGCCGATAAACCCATCTCTGATAAACCCGAAGGTGACGATTCTGAGAGGGGCGTCTCAAGCTGGAAAGAGATCAAAAGCGAAATGAAAAAGGCCCGCGAGGAGCGGGATCGCTTGAAAGCTGAATTGGATGCCACCAAAGAGAAGGTGGGTAAATATGAGGGCGAAACAGTTAAAACCCTTCAGGAAGAACTGGAAGGCTACAAGACTCGTATAGCAGAGCTTAATCGCGAGCTAAAGACCGCCAACTTTGAGCGAAGCCCCGAATACGTCGAAACCATCAAAAAGCCTCTCAGTGGCCTCCAAGGAGATTTGAGGGCTATTGCAGAAGCCAATGACGCAGACTTCTCCAAACTCTGGCAGGCTATCAGTGAGCCTGATGCTCGCAAACGTATCGACTCCTTGGAAGACTTGACCAGCGACTTTAAGCGCATGGAACAGTTGTCCATCGTCAAGATGGCCGATAAATACCATGAGTTGGCTCAATACCATGAGCGTTTCCAGAATGAGGCAGAATCCCTTGCCGAGGCCGAAAACGCCCGCAAGGCCCAATCTGAACAGGAGTTTATTGAGAACGACCAAAGACTCCAGAAGGCGTTCACGGCCAAAACGTGGACAAATCTAGAGGACAAGTTTGCCTTCCTTCGTGAGGTGGACGGACAGGATGATTGGAATAGTCATCTTCGTAGCGCCAAAAAGATTGCTGCCGAAACCAATCTTGATCGCATGAGTGTCGAAGATCGAAGTGCTATTTTGGCGAAAGCCGAAGTAGTCCCCTTCCTTGAAAGCGCCATCAACCACTATTCTGCCCAATTGCAGAAGGTTAGCGAGTCCAAGGACGCCGAAATCAAAGAACTTAAAACCCAACTGGAGGGACTGGTTGGAGCCACTCCGAGTCTTGGTAAGGCCACCGAAGCGGACACCAGCGAAGAGGACGAAGATGTGGATAGTTTGATGAATTTCGGAAAATCTATCTTCCGTTAAAATTCTACTATTGACAATTTAACGCAAATGTAATAGTTTGCGCTTAAGACTTAAGTCTGAGTTGGTCGCAGACGCCTCGCTGGCTGGTTAGCCTTCAAAATTTGTAGCCGTAAATCTCTGGTCGCGGCCCAGAAAATCAACCGATAGACGGGCATTCTATGCCCATCAATCAAACCTAACCCTTAAACTAAATAGAAAAAATATACTAATATGTCAGCACAAACTGCTACTACCTGTGAAGCTATTAGCGACCAGTTTCAACGCGAGACTGGACGTATCGCTCTTGGCACACATCGCTTGGGTCTTTATAAAGATCCCTATATGCGTTTTGTAACGCAATCCGCTTTCCCCGACAACATGGGCGCGGTTATCACCAATACCATCGCCCAGCGCACTGTTGCCGTTGGTAGCGGTTGGGAAGATGTCGGCGTCACTGGCGTTGATGGCGAAGCCAACTCCTGCTTGGCTCCTGTCAAAACCGTTGGCTATGCCTTCGATCAGAAAACCTTCAAACTCCGCCATCAGGCGATTGAGTCGAACTGGATCTGCTTGGAAGACGTTCGTACTTCGGCGTTCCCGATTGACGATGTCAACAACTACATCAAGATCCTTGCCGACAACGTCAACAAGGAGTGGGTTGAGCGCTATGACAACGACTACTACGCAGCTGTGACGAAAGTCTCTGTGGAACCTGGCCTTGCCGAGTCCACTGGATCGACTTTTGGTTCGCTGCCGAACCCGACCTCCGTCTTGACGGTTGGCGTCCTTCGTGAACTCTATGATCGTCTCTATCAGAACAACGCTGGTGATGATGGTGATGCGGTGACCGATGACGGCTCGCCCGTTTTCAACGTGTTCGCTGAACGCGCCACGATTGAGAACCTGATCAAGCTCAACGAAGATGTCCGTCAGGACATTCGCTGGAGTGATCGTGTTAATGATCTGCTTGGTGCCAACGGCTCCTCGCTCCTGCCCCGTAAGGCTTACGGTGGATTCGTGTTCCATAGCCGCCCGTTCCCGAAGCGTTTCAACGACAACGGTTCTGGTGGTTATACCGAAGTTGCTCCCTATGTCTCCACGACTGGCGCGACCAAGGGCACGAAATTCATCATCAACCCCGCCTACAAGGCTGCGAAATACACCTCCACGGTTGTTTTCCACCCGAAGGCCGTTGAGTGGCTGGTTCCGAATCCTAACCTGAAAGTTGGAAAACTCGTTTACGATGCCCAAAACTATCGTGGCGATTTCCGCTGGATCAATGAGTTCGACCGCAATTGTAACCCTGACAAAAACAGTGGTTACTGGCGGGCGAAGATGGCGTGTGCCGCGAAACAGGTGTTCCCTGAATTCGGCTATTACATCCTCCACTTGCGCTGCAACCTTGCGGCTGATTTGGTGGCATGTCCTAGCGCGTCAGGTTACGGCTACCTCGCGTAATTAGTTAGTCTCTATTCATCAAGGCTTGCCTTGGAGTAAAATCTAAGGCAAGCTCTATGAGGAGAGAATAACTATTATGAAACTAACTATACCGACTGATTATACCCTGCCTGAAGATGTTGCTGATGGCGACACCTTTGAAGAGCTTGTGACCTTCCGTGTTGACGGAGATTCGCTGGTTCCCACCATGTTGGCTGGCGTCGAGATTGCGGCTGAAGAAGCCGAAGACGAAGACGAGATGGAGGACGAGGCCGCTGACGAAATGGAAGCTGGCGTGTCCCCGATGGCTGGCATGGGGGAGCGCATCATGGGCATGGCTTAAAGGACGGAGACCATAGGCTATGGCTCTCCCTACTTTAGATGCTACTTTTGCTTCGGCGGCAGATTTGCCCCGAAGGTATATGCTTGCCCAATGGCTGGTTAATGAGTTGGGTTCGGGGTCGGTCGCCAACTACGTCACCCTCCCAGAACGCTATCTCTGGGCCAAGATTGCCGTAGCTGCTGGAGCCCCGCGAGGAGAAGCAGACTACATTTCTCTCCCCAAGAACTATGTGTGGAGTGATATATACAATGCGGTGGCTTCTGCTTCGGGGTCGCACACCGACTGGAGCGAGAAGCAGGCTTTGGGCCATATCGCAGCAGCCTATCGCGGGGACACGGGTAACCCTGTCAACCTAGCCACTTATATTGATTGGCCTTGGCGCTATCAAGTGGCCTCTATCATTGTTGCTACTGGAGCGGTGGTTGTGGTTGACGGTTTTGAATTTAACGATGGAGTTGACATTGGATCACTTCTTTATAATGATGGAGTGGACAGCGGGCTTCTTCTTTTTGCATAAAAGAAAATATTATGGCTAACAAACGAATCAAAGACTTGGCAACAACGGCAACCGCCCCAGCGGGGGATGACTTTCTTGCGTTGGATGGCGCAACAAACAATACCAGAAAGATTGATGCAGAGTATTTTGCTGCCACAGAAGACCTACCACTCGCCCCCTCCTTCGTCTATGACGGCACGGCAGAGACCACGGAATTTATTTTTGGCAATATTCCGACTTCTTGGCAAGACGGGAACGAAGACATAACGCAACTGTATCTGGGCAACAGCGTGACCACGATTGGTAACGATGCGTTTAATGGATGCTTGAATTTGGCTGGAGCCTTGGTTATTCCCAACAGCGTCACCTCAATTGGCAACCATGCTTTTACAAACTGCCCTAGCTTCACTGGAAGCTTAACCATAGGAAATAGTGTTACTAGTATTGGTGATTATGCATTTCAGTACAATTCATTTACTTCTGTGACCATAGGAAATTCCGTGACAAGCATTGGAGATAGTGCGTTCGCATCCAACACCTCTCTTGCCACCCTCACTATTGGAACGGGTGTTACATCGATTGGCCTCGGCGCGTTCACTCTTTGCCCCCTCACCAGCGTCATACTCACTAATGGCAGAACCACAATTCCAGCAAGTTTTACGAATTTGTCTGAACTAGGTGGAGCTTTAACCATTCCCAACAGCGTGACCTCAATTGGCAACTATGCGTTTTCAGACAATTCTTTCACCAGCGTTACCATTGGAACGGGTGTGACCACGATTGGCGATTATGCGTTTTACGGCAATGACCTCACCACCCTCACCATTCCCAACAGTGTGACCTCAATTGGTAGCGGTGCGTTCCAATACAACTCCCCCTTGGCCACGGTGAATTGTTTAGTCACCAAGACAATCATCGATGCAGCAACGGACATTTTTGCATCCACCGCAAGCCCCCTAACCATCAACGCCAGAGCGTCTGACGGCACTTGGACGGCGGGAACAGGACTCTCCATCGGCGGAAACACTAACGTCACAGTTGTTAAGAATCTATGAGTAAAGACCTGATATTTGTCAGCGGCCTACCCCGCGCTGGTTCGACCTTGCTAATGAACCTCTTGGCCCAAAATCCCAAAGTCCATTCCACGGCAACGAGCGGACTCCATGAGATCGGCTACATTGCCCGACAGTTCTCGGCCACCGAAGAGTTCAAGACGATCCCGAATCCCAAGGATGGGGAGACTTTGTTTTATGACTACGTCAAGGGTGGATGTGAGAATGCCTTCAATCGTCTGACAGACCGCCCGATTGTGGCCGACAAATGCCGTAGCTGGGTTGGTCATCTGGATATGCTCTTTGCCATCTGGCCCAATGCGAAGGTTTTAGTTCCCGTCCGCGACATGCGCGGCATCCTAACAAGCTTTGAAAAGAAATGGCGCAAGCATCCTTTTCCTTTTACTGGGGTTGAAAAACAATCCCCGCAAAACTGGACAACCGTGGAGAAACGCGCACAGGGATGGTTGCAGATGCCTCCCCTTGGTATTGCCGTTGAGCGATTGAGCGATGCCGTCAAGCGTTACAAAGACAAGCTCCATTTCGTCCACTTTGAATCGCTGACTGAGAATCCAGCCGAAACGATGGGTGGGGTTTGGGATTATCTTGGATTAGAATTTGTTCGCCATAACTTCGATAATGTGGAACAATATACCAAAGAGCATGAACTTGGTTGGCCCTACGGCGACCATGAAATTCGCAACAAAGTAGAACCTGTCGCCCCTGACTGGAACAACGTCTTGGGTCGCCAACTTTCTGATCAGATAGCCCAAACATTTAAATGGATTCAAGAATTATGAAATACGCAATCATCGGCCCCCTTGGGGCAATTAACCGAATTAGCGACACTGAGCCTAAAGCTGTAGCCGAAGGTGCAAGCGTTGTGCAAATTACCAACGAACAAGCCGCCATTATTGAGATTGGACGCACTAGCGAGCCCAAGGTGAGATACTTCTACAAAGATGGGTCGCTTGTAACCGCACAGGCTTACCGCGAACAACAAATCGCCGCTCGCCCAAGGCCCGCCATTACTGCCGAAAAATGGATTGAACGTCAGGGATTCCCCGCGATCCGCCTTGTGACGCTTATGGACTTGGAGGGGAAGCTCGCCACTGCTGGCAAAACATCCACCAAGCTTACCGCCGTCCGTTCTTGGTTGGACACTATTTTGGGAGCATTTGCAACCAGCCCCGAACCCCGTAATGACTGGCCGATTGCTCCTTTTGGTTTTGAAGAGACGGTGGCACAAGCAGCTTCTAAACTTTAATATTAAATTATGGCCAACAAGAGAATAAAGGATCTGGCAACAACAGCAACTGCTCCAGCGGCGGATGACTTTCTTGCGCTTGATGGTTCTGCCAACAACACGCGAAAGATTGATGCAGAGTATTTTGCTGCCACAGATGACGTTCCGCTTTTTCCCACCTTCGTCTATGACGGCACGGCAGAGACCACGGAATTTATTTTTGGTAATATTCCTAATGACTGGCAGATCAATAACGAAGACATAACGCAACTATACTTAGGTAATAGTGTCACCTCTATCGGTGGTAATGCGTTCTTGGGCTGCTCTGGCTTAACAGGTAACCTTATTATCCCCAACAGCGTCACCTCTATCGGCGGTAGTGCGTTTGAAGGCTGCACGGGCTTAACGGGCAGCTTAACCATTGGTAATTCCGTCACCTCAATTGGAGCTGCTGCGTTCTTGGGCTGCTCTGGCTTCACAGGTAACCTTATTATCCACAACAGCGTCACCTCTATCGGCGGTAATGCGTTTGAAGGCTGCACGGGCTTAACGGGCAGCTTAACCATTGGTAATTCCGTCACCTCAATTGGCAGTTATGCGTTTTACAACTGCACAGGTTTAACCAACTTAACCATTTCCAATTCTGTTACTTCGATTGGAGCTGGTGCGTTCTCAAATTGCACAAACATAACTTCAATTATTGTTACAGGGACGGGAGCTATTCCAACAGGCTTCTTGAGTAGTCAATCATCCCTTACAGGAAGTTTGACCATTCCTAATACTATAACCTCCATTGGCAGTTATGCGTTCCGCTACTGCTCAGGCTTTACTGGCAATCTTGTCATCCCCAACTCAGTCACATCCATTGGTAGTTATGCGTTCAGCGAATGCTCAGGCTTTACAGGCAGCTTAACCATCCCCAACAGTGTGACCACAATTGGTAGCGGTGCGTTCCGATACAACGACCTCACCAGCGTCACCATCCCCAACAGCGTGACCTCTATTGGCAGCTATGCGTTCCAATACTGCACTGGCTTCACATCCGCCTATCTCAACCAACCAATAGGTCAAATTGGTGGTGGTGCATTTTACAATTCTGGCCTGACAAATGTTTACATCGGCCCAAACGCCACAGGCTACACCTTGGGTGCTGGGCAGACCATTGGTAACAAAAGCGGCGTCACAGTTTCCGCTTGGACAAACTATCCGAACGTTCCCTAACCATGAGCATTCATCCAGTCAGAAACGAGCGCGGAGTAAAGCTTACTATGAGTGAGCTAATTGCTGGAGTGGCACTTATGGTTACAATGTTTTCCGCACTTAATGGATGGATTGTTCTTCCAGAACAGATGCGCTCCATTCAGGCCAACGACGCCAAGCAGGATGCGACAATTGAGCTTATCCAAAAGGATGCCAATGTCCGAAGTGAGACCTTGGCCCGCATTGATGAGCGCACAAAAAGAATCGAAGATTACTTGAAATCCCAAGGATTCTAGTCTAGCTTTAAATCTATGAAATCATTCTTTGCCAAAATCTGGGGTATTACCTCAAACGTCTTTAACTTCTTCCTTCCCGTCCTTCGGGAAATTGCCTCCTCTTCGGTAGCGGTTCTTCTCCCGATTGCCTTGGAGATCGTCCAGTCGTTGGCCTCCACCGACAAGACGGGAGCCGAAAAGCGCGAGGCCGCAGTCAAGAAGCTCACTGCCGCAGCCAAAAAGCAGGGCGTTAGCGCCTCTGAGTCCCTGATTCGTTTTACTGTTGAATCGGCGGTTCAACGCTACAAGCTGGAGCAATAATCAAATGAAAGATAAAATCCTCGCATTTCTAGTTAGCAAGCTGGGTGGCGTTATCACCCCTCTCATTGCCATGGTGGTTGCCGCGATAGTCTCCCGTCTCGCCATGGTTGATCCCAAGTTGGCAGAGTCCGTCGATCAAGTCAGTCTTACTGGGTTCATTGTGGCTCTGCTTATTTCTATCGTTAACTACATTACAAACGAAGTGAACGTTAGGGGTGTTAAGAAGATCCAAGCCTTGGTTCATACTGACGAGGATGGGGTTGCTGGGCCGATTACCTACACAGAAGTTCGTCGGGCTATCGCCATCAAGAAGCCCGTTCGCCGCAAGAAGAAATGAGATTATCCCATGAAACCCTCAAAGCAATACTCGTCCCAAGTCCCCCTAAAGAAGATCGCAGAAGTTTCCTTGTCCGTCTATTCAGTTCCCTCAA